TTATGTTGACCAATTGGCTGTAACGTCATACTTTACAAACCAAGAGGAAGACGAATATGAACCGAGTGACTTTATAACAGGATATTAGATGAGTATAACTGGTAGCTTATTTAGGATGGTTGCTCCTGCGTTAGTGGATAACTTAGAAGCACAAGGCTTGTTCAAAGGAACTAGTAGGGTATCTCCTAGTCTAGTACCTGAGATGTTTATTGGTAGGGAAGGTATTAGTAATATCGGAGGAGCTGAAGCCCCTGGTGCGTTAAAGACATTAGAAGACGCACAGCGTGATTGGTTTAGACTTCCTGCTGAGGAGTGGGATGCATTATATCCTAAGCAAGGCATAGCATTTGACCCAGTAGCTAACAAGGCAATGCTAGAGATCAGTGATAAGAATGTAGACTTACGTAAAGGTGTAGACCTTAACAAGATCCCTGAGAATGAGATCTTAACATTCGACGAAGTATTCAAAGCAGATACCTTAAAGAAAGCCTACCCTGACATTGAAGAAGTAACAGTTAGTTTTATCGATGATGCTGTTTCTCCTCGCTTAGCAGCTTATGCTCCTGAGCAGAACATGATACTGTTTAATCGTCAACATCCTGACTGGAAAAAAGAAGACACCCCAGTTAAGGTTGCTTTACACGAGATTCAACACTACGTCCAAGGCAAAGAGTTATTCACTAAAGGTGAAAGCTTTACTGGTGTTCTAAATCAAAACGAATCTTATAATCAAGCGTCCACCTCTTTAACCAAAGCTATTACTCAATCTCCTGCAGAAAGCCTACGCTTTGGAAAGACAGAAAAGCTTGGATTCAATCCTGATAATGTAGCAGAAGCAATCGCTGCTTTGTCTAGACCTGATGGTTTATCTGCTCGTAAATCTTTGGAGAATTCCTTCAAAGATAAAGCGATGGCAGATAAATTCATAACAAGAGTTTCTAACTATCCTACCTTAGAAGCAGCACTTAAAGCTAAAGATCAAGCAAGTCAAGGTTATAATAAAGCTGTAGCAGACTACATGAAAGTAGCTGGTGAAGTGTTTGCTCGTCAAACTGAGCAGCGTCGTGGTATGGGTGTAGCAGAACGTATAGCAAACCCAGCTATGAGAGCTATCGAGACAGATCCTCAGAACATGGCAGCAGGTGTGACGATTGACAACATGACTGCTCCTCGTGCTGACTCAACTCAAGCAGCAATGGTAGACCCCTTTCAGATGCAAGTTCCACAATCAACCATTCCAGGAATTTAAAACATGGCAGAATTTAAAGAAGACCCAGTTACTGAATCTGATAAAGAGTTAGTATCGTTTATTGTTGATCACTGTAACCGATGGAGAGACCATCGAGATGTAAACTATTTAGACAAATGGGAAGAGTATGAAAGACTTTGGAGAGGAATCTGGGATGGGGCTGACAAGACTCGTGAGTCCGAGAGATCTCGTCTTATTACTCCCGCCCTCCAGCAAGCTATCGAAGGCAAACAGGCTGAGATTTCTGAGGCAGTGTTTGGTCGTGGTGAGTTCTTTGATATCACGGATGATCGCCAAGATCAAGACAAGTCTGACATTCCGTTAGTACGTCAGCAGATGCATGAAGACTTTAAGTTTACTAAGGTCAAGAAAAGTGTTGATGATGTAATCCTCTTAGCAGAGCTCTATGGCACTGGTATCGGAGAGATTACCGTAGAAGAGAAACTAGTAATGTATCCTTCTACTCAGCCTATCCCTGGCACTAGCATGGCAGCTATTGGTGTTACCGAAGAGAAGAAGTTCATGGTACACCTTAACCCAATCAATCCTCGTAACTTCCTCATTGATCCTAACGCTCGTGATGTTGATTCTTCTTTAGGTGTAGCAATTGAGGAGTACATGCCGTATCACGTTATAATCAAAGGCATGGTAAATGGTACATATCGTAAAGTAGGAATCACCCCTAGCTACAACGACATGGAACTAGAACCTGTCCAAGAGATGTCTCCTAAGCAGGACGACAAAGTACGAGTCATTCGCTACTATGGTTTAGTTCCTCGTGAATACATAGAGAACCTTCAGAAGGAAGAAGGCGAAGAGATGGTAGATCTTTTCCCTGAAGGCTCAGACGCAGAAGACTACCAAGACATGGTAGAAGCTATTGTCGTTATCGCTGACGATCAGTGGCTCTTAAAGGCTGAAGAGAATCCTTACATGATGAAGGATCGTCCTATTGTCGCCTATCAAGCTGACTCGATGCCTGGTCGTTTCTGGGGTCGTGGTACTGCTGAGAAGGGCTACAACATGCAGAAAGCTATCGACGCACAGATTCGTGCTCACTTAGATAGCCTTGCTTTGACCACTGCTCCGATGATGGCGATGGATGCTACACGTCTACCACGTGGTGCTAAGTATGACGTAAGACCAGGTAAGAACCTTCTAGTCAACGGTAATCCTAACGAGATCATGATGCCATTTAAGTTTGGCAACACAGATCCTTTAAACATGGGCACTGCTCAGGCTTTCCAGTCTATGCTCCTACAAGCAACAGGAACAATGGACACTGCTTCTATGCCTGACAAGGTAGCTGCAGGAGAAGCCTCTGGTGCTGGCTTATCGATGGCTCTATCGGGCTTGATGAAGAAGAACAAGCGTACCTTGATTAACTTCCAAGAAGACTTCTTAATCCCTTTCATCACCAAATCTGCCTACAGATTCATGCAGTTTGACCCAGATCGCTATCCTGTGAAGGATTTTGTGTTCTTGCCTGTATCTACCTTAGGAATGGTAGCTCGTGAGTACGAACAACAGCAGATGATGGGTTTAATGTCTACCTTAGGAGCTCAATCTCCTATCGTTCCACTGCTATTACAGGGTGTAATCCAAGGTTCTAGCATCTCTAATCGTGAGGAAATCATCTCTAGACTCCAGCAAATGAGTCAACCTGACCCAATGCAGCAGCAAATGCAGCAACTTGCTATGGCTACAGCTCAGGCAGAGCTACAGAAGACCCAGGCTGAGGCTGCTAAGGCTATCGCTGAGGCTCAAAGAGCTGGAGCTCAGGCTCAGGCAATCCCTGTAGAGACCCAAATTAAAGCTGTAGAGGCTGCAAACAAGCCAATGGGTGCTGACCCCTTCACACAGGTGGAGAAAATCGCTAATTTAGCCCTTAAAGAGGCTGATATCATGTCTAACGAGCGTATTGCTATGTTACAAACTGCTACAAAAATGCAATAACTATTGACAAATTGTAAAAAGTATGGTATAATATATAGTATATTACCACAATAAACTCTCCTTGTCAAGGAAAAAGAGTATGAATAGAGAACTACAAGATTACTACGAGAACAGATTCAGTATGATGGCTACCCCAGGGTGGCAGGATCTGTTAGAAGACATAGATTTAATGCTTAGCTCCACAGACACTGTCAAAGGTGTAGAAACTGTAGAGCAGCTCCACTTCAGAAAGGGCGAAGTCTCTATCATGACGTGGATTAAGAACTTAAAACAGTCTAGCGAAGAAGTATATGAGCAGCTTCAGCAGGAAGAAGACAATGCCTCAAAAAACTTGTAGCAAGTGTAAGATTATTAAAGACTCTAGCGAATTTGAAAAAGATACTAGAGTTAAAAGTGGTTTAAAAGCTGCTTGTAGAAAATGCACTAATTCAGCAAGACAGAAATACTATCATACAGATAAGTATAGAGACCGTCATTTGAAACAGTTCGGAATAACAACCGAAGATTATAATCAAATGATGAAAGAACAGGATTATAAGTGTGCTTGTTGCGGTAAGACAGAGCAAGAAAACAAAAAGCGACTGGCTGTTGACCATTGTCATAAAACAGGAAAAGTTAGAAAACTGTTATGCCACCACTGTAACATAGCATTAGGTTTAGTTAACGATGATGAGGATATTTTAATATCGTTGTTATCATATTTACGAGAGTTTAAATAATGGCTAGAAGATTATTCGACTTTCGATGTAACGATTCGCATATCACCGAAGCCTTCGTCGATGTAGACACAAAAGAAGTTCGGTGTGGTGAGTGTGGCGAGATTGCTACTCGCATTCTTTCCTCTCCTAGGTTGGGTTTAGATCCAATCTGTGGAGATTTCCCTAGTGCTACTGCACGATGGGCAAAGATGAGAGCTGAGAAGCTGACATTGGAAAGAAAAACAAAAGCAAATCACGGCTCGTAAATGGACTCTTGACCACCGAGCTATTTTAAATGTCCTAAAATCGCATTGCGACAGGAGAATATACATGGCTGCAAATTTTATCGAACTGCCCGAAGTAGATGCTAACGAGAAG